TCTATCTACAAATCTTCTTTTAGAACCACCTTCTAATAGATCATCACGTACTACATGAAATCCATTATATTGTTCTATTATTAATTTAGGAAAATTGTAAGGTTTAGTTTCCACTATACTCTATCCATCCTGTTAAAACATATTTTTCACCTGATAATGGTTGATTGCCTCTATGTAAATGAGTATAATTTGCTGGCCAAATTAAACACCTGTCTTTTTTAGGTGTAACTCTTTTTTTCTGATATAAAAATTCTGTTTCACCGCCTTCTTCAACATCATTTAAATATAACATAAAAGCAGCTATTCTATTTCTAGTAGTAAATCCACAGTTTTCAACGTGCCATAAATGATAGCCTTCGCCAGGAATTGTTTTTTGTATTTTAACATCTAAAATAGTGTGAAAATGTAAATTATCTTTTAATACTGTATATTTGTTAGCATACTCTCTATAACATGAACTAAAAAACTTTTGAACAAATTGACCTGTACAATAATTTATAGGTACGCTTTTTTGAAAAGAACCTGTTATCAAATCACTTGCTTTATCTTTTACATTTAAACTATTTCTAACACCTAATAAATTATTTTTTTCTAATTCTTTGTAGTATTTTATAAAGTCATCACAAAAATTATTTGTAAAGTAACCGTCAAAAATACCTATGTGTTCGTCTATTTCAAATCTCATTTTAATTCTAAATATCCTTCCATACTACCAAATTCACCTTTAACAAAATAATTAAAGGCTAAACTATACCGATCCATGTTAGTCAAATTATGTGATACTCTATGAGTTAATTTAGAAGGAAATAAAAGTATATCACCATCTATTGGTCTAATAGAATATTCATCACAATTATATGTATTAATTGTATCAAAATCTAATTTTATCATATTATTAAAAACGTGTGAATTATAATCTACTGAAAAATATATATCTCCACAATTTTGAAATGTTTTTAAATAATAAACACCTGATACAACAGCATTTTTATGTATGTGAGGGTGTGCGTGATGGTTGTAAGAGTGTCTATTAATCCATGAAGTAGTTAAATAAAATTGTTGTTTTTTGTTTACGTGTAAAATATTTCTTACATAATTTTCTACTTCGTTATCAATTTTATTTTTTAAAAAACTATAATTATCTTTATGTAAAATGTTTTGATTATCAGTAAAATATCCATTTTTTGATCCCATTTCTATAAAATTTTCTTTTAACATAACATTATTAAAAAAATTTTGATCTACACCTATATTATTGGCATAGACAGGATAACTAAAAAGATGATGTATTATATTATTTTTTTCCATTTAATTTTTTAAACCTTTCTATTTCTTTTTCAGCTTTCTTTTTAGCCAAATCATATTTAAATTTTGATACGTGTTCTGTAAATGTTCTACCTAACATATGATCGTGTTCGTGTTGAAAAATACGACTCATCATACCATCTAAATGCCCCTCTTGTAAATCACCTTTTTCATCTTCATACTTAACAACAACTTTACGTGGTCTTTTAATATTTAAAAATATGAATGGAAAAGTTAAACAACCTTCTTTCATCATCACTGTTTCATCACTAGCAGATATAATCATAGGATTAAAACAAGTTAATTTTATGCCATTTTCTAATTGAGGATGACCCCCCATAACAAACATATTAAAAGGTAAACCAACTTGATTTGCTGATAGACCAATGCCTCCATACTTAAACATTGTTTCAAACATCTTATCAGATAATTCTTTTCTATCTTTAAATCCTTCTTCTTTTAACATTTCATTATTAAAAGGTGCTATTGCTGTTAATACTCTTGGATCATTTGGTGGTATTAATTTTAGTTCTTTCATTTTATCTCCTTATCCATCTAAAAAATGCGTTTAGTGTTAATCTTCCATTTTCTATTGTAGTTCCATGATTACCTGTTGATCTATGTCTTATTGTAGATTTAAAAAATACAAATCTATTTTGAACAAACTTTATATCTGCTATTAAATTATCTTTATCATCATAAAAAGTTGTGCCTGAATTTAAATTAGTATTTGACAGATATACTAAACCTGTATAATCTGAATATTCTTCATCTGTATGAATCCAATCTTTTTGTTCATCTTCTTCTAATCTACAATGTAAATATGAATGTAAATCAAAATTAGGTAAATAATGTACTTTTTCATAAATATTTTTTAAAAATAAATTAAATAAAAATGGTTCTGTATCTATCAAATGTCCTGTTCTTAATCCAGGCCAATTGCCCATTTTTTCGTTAGGTCTAATTTTATAATCTTCTCTTTTAAAGAAAGACAATTTTGTAAAATGATTTTTAATAACATTGAAATCATCAAAGAAATTATCTACAATTACAATATCTTGTTTATACATTTTGTAACCTTGTAAAATTATTTGTTTTCTCAAATTTAATTATGTTAGTAAACTTATCAAATAGTATGTCACCTTTATGTGATATGATAAAAACATTTTCTTTACTTAATGTTCTTAAAATTTTAAAGAAGTCTTCCGTACCTTGACTATCTAAACTACTATCAAATATTTCGTCTAATATTAATACGTTAGTATTTGTACTATTTTTCATTTTAGCAATATTTCGCCAAGTAAATAACAGTGCCAAATCAATTCTTAATTTTTCACCTTCACTAAAATTGTTATAATTAAATGTATCTCTAAATCTACTTTTAATTGTTTCATTAAATTCTTCGTCTAAATTAAAATTAACAAAGAAATCCATATCTTGTAAATACTGGTTTATAAGTGTATTCATAATAGGCAAATACTTTTTAATAATTCTAGTTTTGGCACCTTTTTCTGATAATATTTCTCTTACAGTATCAACATAAGTTTTTTCTTCATTAATCTTTGTTAATTCTTCTTGTGTTTCATTTAATTGTTGTGCCAAGTTATTTAATTCTTCTTCTATTTTATCACTATCTTGTTTTTTATTTTCTAATAATAATATTTCATTATGTAAATTATCACTATACTTTTTCATTTCTTCTATAGAAGTATTTAATTTTGAAATTTCTATATTTAAATCGGTCATTTTTTTAGATATAGAATTAAACTCTTTTAACTTTGTTTCTGTTTGTGTTATTTCTTCTACAAGTTTTTTCATACCATCGTTTAAAGTTGCGATTTTACCTTTTTCATAGGCTTGTTTTTCACCTCTAAATATTGGTTCTAACTTTTGTGTACACGTTGGACAACTATCGTTATCTTCAAAAAATTGTAAGTTCTTTTCGTGTGTATGTAAATTCTGTTCTATCTTTGCCTCTAATTTTGATAATTGATTTAGTTTCTTTTCAACTTTTTCTTTATCTTTAATATCATCATTGTGTTTTTTATAATCAGTGTCTAATTGTTGTATTTTTTCTAAATAAGTTTTCTTGTCATTTTCTATTTTATCTAACTGATCTTGTTTTAATTTTTTGTCATCAACATTTCTGTTTTTTATTTCTTTAAAATGTTTATCTTCTAATTCATATTTTGATTGTATTAAGTCTGCGTTATGTTTAACATCTACTATTTTTTTGTTTAAAACAGATTGTTGATCTCTTAACATCCAATCCATATGTGAAAAAACTTTAATGTCTAGTATTTCTTCAACTGCTTCTTTTCTGTAACGAGATTTCATTTTCATAAACGGCTCGTATGATGAAGACCCTAATATAACAACTTGTACAAACGATCTATAACTTAATCTCATTATATTTCTTTCTAATATCTTTTGATAATCAACACTAGAAGCATCCTGATTAATTAGTTCATCATCACAATAAATCTCAAATATATTAGGTTTAATACCTCGTCTAACTTTATATTCTTTTGTACCTATTGAAAACTCTATTTCTACTAATGCGTCACCATTATTTACGGTATTAACCATTTGTTCTTTTTTAATTATTCTAAATGGTCGATTAAATAAAACATAAGTCATAGCGTCAAGCAAAGTAGATTTACCTGAACCATTTGTACCTATAATCAAAGTTGTATTTGACTTGTTTAAATCAACTTCAATAAACTGATTACCTGTAGATAAAAAGTTTTTCCATCTTATTTTTTTAAATATAATCATCCTGAATAATGGTCGTTTGCCTCAACATAAGTTTCTTTTATAAACTCTTTTAATTTTTGT